CATCCCGCAGCACCCGCCACACCTCGCGAAACACGGCCACGAGGTTAGCGACGTATGCCTCGGGGGTTGGTTCTAATCCCAACTGCCCATCAATGCCGTAATCGCGCAAGCCGTAGTAGGGCGGTGACGTTACGGCGCATTGCACACAGCCATCAGCCAGGGGGATATGTAGGGCGTTACCGTTGACGACTGAGATCATAGCGCCCCCGCCATCTCTGCCGCGTGCTGGAGCTTGCCAAACAGCACCTGCGCCGCGCAATTCCGGTCGGCGCAAAGAAACTCGAAGATCAGTTCAGCCCATGCGTCCGGGTCAAAGCGTCCTTCGGATAGCAGGCGCTCTAACTCATAAGCGCGGGCGCGGAGGGGGTCGGTGTTCATCGCTCTAATTTCTCCACAAGCTGCTTGATCTGCTTTCCGCCGCTCTCGACATAGGCCCGAACGGGCGGGATTTGGATGGCCTGGTCAGTGGCGCGGTTGAGTTCGGCTTCATACGCCTTCAGGAAGTGGGCGCGATCCGCCATAACCGTATCATCATCGTTCAGGAAGCGGCGCGGCCAACCCAGCGATTTGGCCACCTTCTCGACTAGGGGGTGTGACCAATGATAGGATGAAATCTCGATAATATTCTCTTCGCCCTCGTGTATCAGGCGTCTTACCTTCTCATCAGAAGGAACGGATAGCAACTCTTGCCAGGCTTCATAGGCCGATGGGATTTTGTTGAATTGCCGGCCCAAGTCCCCTACCGTCTGGCGCAGCTTCGCGGGCGACGGTGGGAACTCCGGGCAGGTGACGCTGGCGCAATGCAGAGCGGCGGCATAGAGTTGCTCATCTGGGAGATCCTCGAGCAACATCCAATAAGTTTGGATAGTCTGTTGGGGGAATTTGGCGTTCGGGTAAGCGGTCGAGAAAAGTGCGATAATGCGGGCTATGGATTGCTTGTCTGCCATGTTATGCCTCTGCCGCCATGAATGCCCGTAAGCCTTCAAATCCGGCTGGCTCTTGCGCCGGTAGTTGGATCGTCTCGAATGCCTGCGGCCAGTTCTGATAGATGTCGTCCAGGCTTGGCGGTTGCCCCTTCTTGCCCTTCCAGTGACTTCGCCAGTACCAGGCGGCGAAGTCGTCAACGGTTTGCGGTGTTGGTCTGCTCATCAGATATTGGAGCGTCATCGTTCCTGTTTTGCAATGCCAGGGGTAGTTGATCTTGAAGTGTTCATACAATTGCGCCTTGATGGTCTCTGCCTTATTCAGTCCTGCCGAAGTTGCCGTTCCCGTACCCTTGCGGCGCGGGGTCTCGGCAACTTCTGTCATCAGCCATTTTATCCCCTGCGAGATGTCTATGGCTGCGCTTGTTGCCGTGCTTTTGTCCACCCCGTATCGTTCAAGGGTGCTCGATACGATGTCTCTAATGCTTGCTGACTGTGTTGTTGTGAGCATGTTTGTACCTATCTGTTGGATGGTGAGCGGTGGGTAGAATCGTCCCTTGTTAGGGGGACGATTCCCGAGGTGTTGGCCGGAGCCGCGTTCGGGTTAGTCGCCGCTGTCTCTGCCGTAGGGCTTGCGCCCGGCGCTGGTCTCTGCTTCACTCGCCGTAAGGGAGACAACCAGAAGGTCTCTAAGGTGTGCCAGTTTTGCCCGCGTGCCAGGTGTTGTTTTTGCGGTTCGCTTCCGCGTGGTGGATGTGTGGTCTCTGCCTGGGCAGGCTTCGACGTTGGTCAGGTAATCAAAAACCCTTTGTTCTGGGCTTGTGCTTGGGCGTCTCCCGAAACAAGGAAAGGGAAAAACACAAGCACAGAACAAAGGGTTCTGTTTCCTTGTCTCAGGCCCGGCGCCCACCGGGGCTGGTTTTGGTGATCCAGCAACATTAGATTGACTCCAGTATATCAAATCCTGGCAGGATGTCAAGTGAATTACTCACTGCTTCCCCCCGCACGTCTGACACTGCCAGCCATCGGCGGTCTGTTCCTGGTCAGTCCTGACATAACAGAAGAGACACCATGACCAGCGGATGATAGATAGGATAATTTTCATACGAATACCCTTTTTAGTAATACGGATGAAATGGTCGGTCGTCAATCTTTGCGACCAGATGCCGACCGCAGAATGGGCAAAATTTGGCGTTGTTTTCCTCTGGCGTTCCTGAGTCAAAAAAGAATGTTCCCCCACAACTTGTCTCCCAAATGTCGGTATCCAGCACCCACAGGCAGGTTTTGATCCTGTTGTAAAGAAAGTTCACGAGTTCCATGTCTCTCCTTTCACCTATCCGGTAGAATGTGGGCGGGGTGGATTACCACCAACGGGCATATTTATCGGCGGCATTTTGTCTCAACCGCTGTTTATTTTTGCCCAGTGCGCTTTCATCGCCTGCGTGTCCTATCCGACGCCGCCGCCCATCATTTTGTAAGGTCTCCATCCGTCACCCACGGGGCTTCGGATGATCTCTTTCTGCGCGTGGCAGATGAGGCTGTTGCAGGGAGCGGATTCGAACCGCTGAATAATGGCTTATGAGGCCACCGCCGTAGACCACTAGGCAACCCTGCTGTAACACTATGCTTTCAGCACGGCAATCACGAGAAGGATAAAAATTGCAATCGCCGCGATAACCAGGGTCAAGGCCGCTGAAATCCAGAGCGGCGAAATAACCCACCACCACGACCACGAGATGAAACCCGTCATCTTCAAGACAATGAAGACGATGGTCAGAAGGCCAGCAAACCCAACCCCGCCGCCGGCCGAAACGCTTGATGACGAACTGCTTTTACTCATTGGCTATCTCCTAAAATGCAAATCGCTTTTGTCTGACTGCGGCTGTAGCGAGCCTATCAGGGGGTTAGGCAAAGCCACAGCCAGACAAAAGCGATCTGGCGTTCCCTGAATTTCTGGCAGTCGCTACTCTGCGTTTGTTCTGATTCAGTCTATCATTTTATCGCGGCTGTGTCAAGTGTCAGCTTTGCTGAGTTGCCACGATCCACTTCCAAACACCGAGACCGTAAATGGCGGTCATTGCCGCCTCGTAGATATAGTGCGGCAATTCGCTGTCTTCGGATTCGTGGCGGCCAAGCTCGGCCATGTAAGATTCACAAGTCGCCAGCAGCGATGAGTAGTTGGGGTTTTCGAGGGGTTCTGGTTGCGGTACTTCGGTGTCTTCCCGCCGCTTCAATTCTGCAAGAAGGTCGTCTTTGGTGAATTTCTCCAGGATGTTCATTTTGTCTCCCGTGTCAAGTGCAGCAATTGTTTTGCTCAGGCTTTCCATGAGGTCTCTAGCCGTCACGAACCGGACTCTCACCATACCACTCTCCCAAATCTTTCCGATGACAAACCCGGTCATGGGATTGGCGGCGGCCTTGTCCAGTTCGGGGCGGACTTGCGCCAGTTGTTCGGGGGTGAGCTGGATAATTACGGTCATGGGTTATTCTCCCTTCGCCAGATAATCTCGCCAGGCCGCAATCATGGCGATCTGCGCCCTGAATAGCTCCATCGGGATACCGGCGGTCTCGTCGCTGGTCATCCCCATATCGCTGTCGCCCACCTGCTCGGCCACGTCCACGAACACGGCTGCAATGCGGCGGGTGACGTAATCTTCCAGGCTTTCGCCGGTGTTGATGTAGTGGTCGTTGAGCAACTTGGCGGTTTTCTCTGCGTCTACCTGCGCGCCACGCGAGACAATTGGTAGCTTGCTGATGATACTCCACGTTTTGCCGTCGAGACCCGTACCAAAACAGAGTACCTGACCGGTGGCGCTATCCTTATTCGTCGCGATAAACGGGTAATCTTTCATCGTGTCAATCCTTTCGGCTGGCCGGTGGGAGGAAGCACCGGCCAGCCAGGTGGGGAGGGGTGGGTTACGCCTGAGCGCCGTAGATTTTTTGGAGTTCCGTTGTTGCCTCCACCAAAATCAACATTGCTTCTTCGACGGTCTTTGCGCCGGTCACAGTGGCTTCGTAGTTGAAGCCTTTGGTATTCTTTTCGGCCTTGACATTGACCCGAGGTCCATCGCTATCCGAGTGGTGATAAATGTGCTGATCTTCCATTGCCGCTACTCCTTTGTGTAGCCGTTCGATTCTGCCCAGGCTTCCAGTTGGGTTGCCTTGAATACGTCTTCTGGGTTGAAGTTGTCTCCTACCCATTCGATGACGAAATGCATGTCGCGTGTGTCAACTTCTACCGTGAATTTCAATTCATCCGTGAGAATGCTGGCGAGTTCTCTGTCTTGATTTCCGGTTGTCATGGGTTGGGTATCCTTTTACTTCGCCCGCAGCACCGTGAGGGCTGCGTCGCGCTTGTATTTGAGTTCTTCCAGGCGATCACCTTCGGCGGTCAGGATGGCCTTCTCGATGTTGTTGTACACAGCCGTCAAAACGTTGGTTTCCATGTCGCCGTAGGCCTTGCCCTGACTGTTGGTCATGGCCTTTGCAACTTCGATGTTAAGCTCGTATGATGGGGCGGGGAAACCTGGGGCGGCTTCCTGCTGCTGCTCGGCGGCGGGTTCAGGTGCGGGAGGGATGTCCACAATTTCGCCTTCCACGACATCTACCGTTTCGAGCGGAACGGAAGCAGGCCAGGGTACTTTCGGGGTGGCGGGAGCGTCATACCCGAGGGCGCTCAGGTTGTCATTGACTGAGCGGGGGGCGGGCGGCGGTGCGCTGACGGTCATCTCCTGGAACGACCCTTCGATGACTACGCCGGGGCTTGTGTCCGCGCCGTCATAAATGGGTTCGTTGGTGGAGAAGCGGTGGTGGCGGGCGTTGGTCTCGGCGCGCTTCTTGGCGCGTTCAGCCGGGTTGAAGTTGCGATCCTTCCATTCGTTGAGTTCGGCTGTATAGACCACCCCGATGCCGGACGAGTAGGGCGCAGGCCCGCAGGAGCTAATGATGTCCTGGTAAGACACATTCCCGATGACTTCTTTCAGCGTTCTGCCGATGTCGGTAATGCGTTTTTGCCAGTTCCGATAGGACTGGGTATCGCGCAAACGGCACTCGAAGGCGTAAGCCCAATCCTTCTGCATTTTGTCCTTCGGATATTCTTGAAACTCCAGATCAATCGTGTCGCCGGGGCCAACTTCTTCCTGATTCTTGCGGCGCAGACCGTTGATGTGCATGGAGTTGCTCATCGTGCGACCCTCTTTGTCCACGATGGTATTGACTTCCGAGATGGGGTCAAGCCCCTGTTGGGCAGCGAAGGCGGCGCGCCCGATGATCTGTTCATCGCTCATGCGCCGACCGTTGACGATCATCTCCCGCAAAAGCGGGATGTATGCCTTTTTTAGGCTCTCGATTTGGTTCGCCCGATCAACTGCCAGGGCGAGCGCGTTGGGGGTGTTGTCTGTCATTTCCTTGCTCCTTTGAGTATGTCCCGCCCGGTGATGACCAGGGCGGGGATGAATAGGATAGCGATCATGATGATACCGACGATGGTCATGGCGTGGTTGCTTTCTTGACCATCTCGCGGACTTCGGCGCGGGTCGGGCGCGATTCCTGCTCGCGAAGCCGGTCATAAATCCAATCAACCGGGTCTGCGCCTTCTTTGGCAGCCTGAGCGACAATCTCGCGGACTTCGGCAGTGGTCATAGCAGCCCCTTAAGTTTCATATTCCGGCACAGATGACCGGCAAGCAGATTCATGCCGCGCAAGGCTCGCCGCACACGGTGTAACGGGGTGCTGTCGATTCTCGTCTCGTAGTGGCGCGGGGGTGAGACGTAATTCCCGTTTACAAACGTGTGGACAAAAATACCAACGTGTTCACCTGTGTTGTAAATGTCAACGTCTTTTCTCATGGCAATCCTTCTTCCGTCATCGCCAGCCCGTCGTCATGCAATCGGGCGGCGGCCTCGTCGCGTTCCCGCTCGGCCTGGTCAGCCAGGCGCCCAATGATTTGCGCCAGGGTTTTGCAGGTCTCGCCGCTGGTAAGGGCAATGTCGAGAAGCGCCCCAACCGCGTCGCGACTGTTCACCGCGAGAAGCCGGTGAAAATTCTGGACTGCCAGAGCGCGCCAGGCGGCGGAGTTGTCCTGGGGGGTGGTGTAGCCGAAGGAAATGGGGGTCATTTTACACCTTCCGTCTCCGTTTTGTTGGGGCTGTTAGCTATTCCGAGGTGAGCGAACAGCTCGCGCGGACTGTCAAAGGAATATTTCGTTTCTCCGTGCAGCTCAACCCCGCCCGACCAATCGTCGTATAAAAAAAAGCCGTGACATATCTCCAAATGCTTTTGACATTGCCGCAAGAACTTCTGCGGTGATCTTCACTTCGCTGGTGGTCATCATGCACTCTCCAATTTTACCGCCGGTAGCACCGGCTTGACTTCTGTCTCCTGGAATTGATCCATTGTGTCCAGGTATGATTTTACAATCTCGAACACAATCTCGTGCGCTGTTTTGTTGGAGACCAAGACCAGTTGCTTGAGGGTCTTTGCCATCTCCGGGGTGAGGTGAACCATTATCCGCTTTGGGTCGGGGATACTTTCGGGGAATTGGAATGGGGTTTTGGGGGGCATGTTTTCTCCTTTCTCGAATATTGCTTTGTCATCGCCAATCTCTCCCGCCACCCCCAGGAACACCGCTACATCGTGCATTTTGTCGCGGAAGGCGGGGACGGGTTCGGAGGAGAGGCGGTAGTAGGTGAGTGGTTTCACTGGCTCGTCACTCGATCCAGAACTTGCAAAATTCAAGGTCTGAGAAAGTTACCTGAGTATCTCCACTCGATGCCCCGCGTGCCCCACCGCGTGGCCTGGCTGCAATTGCCTTGCCCGTTCCGTCCCAGAACCCCTTCTCTGCCGTCGGGAGTGTCGTGATCTCGGATGACAGCACCGCGCTGGTCACTGGATGGCCGCAAAGGTTACGGTTTACCAGCGCGAGCAACTGGCGCGCCTGTTCCGGCGTCAGGCCTTCTACGTGGATGGTTGACGACCTGAAACTTGGGGCGACCACTGTGCTGCACAGTGTGTACGTTTCTCCGCTCTTGAACTCCTCTATCTCGGAGAGCATTTTTGCGGTGTTCGGATATGAACCTGAACCGGGGTGCAACTCCAGGCCAGCGCGCGCGGCAGCAGATACGGCGTCGTCGGCCCACCCCCAGGCTCCGCTCTTTGCGGATTTCCCGGAAGAAAACTCACAGGCCAGCTTTGCGGCCCCTATGTAGTCGCCATCTTCCATCGCCTGATCGAAATAATCTTGATTGTTCATTGCGGTCTCCTTGTTTGCGAATGTTTTGATTGTGTACTAATAATACCAAATCCGTTGTCATAAAGTCCATCACCCGAATGTCACTGGTTTGTAATATGACATTCGGGGGATGGGGGTATCTAGTTTACCATCATGGTGTCGCCGTTGCCACCAGTGCGGCGGGCAACTGCGGTCAGGTCGACAACCCAACCCTTGCGAGCGCCATCCCATTTACCGTTCAGGTACTTTTTGATCCAGTCTTTGATTTTGAAGGTATCGCCGGTCAGCAGGTCGCCAGTGAGAGTTACTTTGTGCCAGCCGTGTGATTTGATTTGCATTTCTTTTGCGGTATCCATTTCGTTTTCCTTTCACGAAGTTTTTGATTGCCGATGTATTAATATTACCAAATTCCGCCGCCCTTGTCATGTGACGAAAGTCATGCTTCCGGTATGACATTCTTCCTTTTCGCCGCCTGAGTGCCTGCAATCTCGCTCCCCGAAATGGTGTATAATGGGGGGAGACGTGTATACAACTTTGCCGTTTTAGGAAGGGAGAGCATCATGCAAAAAACAATCTGGCAATCAAGAACGTTCTGGGCGACGGTGGTTGATGTCGTGGTGTCGCTGGTAGTCTATTTCGTGACCAAATACGCCGCGCCGACCGTGACGACCGACGTGCTGTTCGTCATCGGCCTACTGCAGCCGGTAGTGATTGCCTACGTCGTGGGCAAGAACTACCAGGACGCGCATATTATCCCGACGCAGATCAATGCAGCGGTTGAGGCCGAAATGAACAAGGCCGCCGAAGCCTTTGCCATGTCCCCCGAGGTCAATCGATACTTTGCCGAGCAGGACGCCCAGCACGACCAGGGCGCTGGGTAGCCGCCATGACGCCGCCAAGCAACAATAGTGTCACCCTGGCGGTAGTGGGGGCCAAGCTCGACGCGCTGCGGGATGTAGTCGAGGACTACATCAAGTTCCAGCGCGAGGATCAAAAGGAAATCACTAAACGGGTCGGCGCGCTCGAAGTTGAGCAGTCAGCACTGAAAACAAACTACGGCATCTGGAATGTCGTAAACTCGATTGCGGCGATTATAGCGGCGGCGGTAGCTGCCGTTTTCGGTAGTAGGCCATAGGCCACCAAGTGGACTTTCACATTTTGAATATCTCAGACACGCACGGCGGCAATCGTCACGGGCTGATGTCGCCCGATACCGTTCTGACAACCGAAGGCGCGGAAGGCAAGCCGTTTACCTTTACCCCAGAGATGACGCCCTACCAGGAATGGATGTGGCAGGATGTCTACCTGTGGGGTATTGAGCAGGCCATAAAAATGACGGCTGGCCGCCCGGTTATCGTCATCCATGCTGGCGACGTAACGCACGGCAACCGCTTCACTGAGTCGCTGGTGTCATCTCGGATGAGTCATCAGATAGCGATAGCGGTGCGGGCGCTGGCCGAATTGAATCGGGTAAAGCCTGTGCGCTTCTTTTTGGTACATGGCACAGATGTACACGTTTTTGGTGAAGGGACGGCGGAAGAGGAAGTTGCAGAACGATTACGCGGCGTTATGGGCTGCGAAGTGGCTGCTACTCCGTTTGGGCTGCTGGACATCGGCGGCGTCAAGGTTGACATAGCTCATCACGGCCCAGGGCCGGGGGTGGGCTGGCTACAAGGCAACACCGCACGCAACTACGCCAAGCAGCACATGATGGATGAGATATTCAAACTGCACCGCCTGCCGCCCGATATTTATATTCGCGGCCACAACCACGCCTACCGATACGAGCGGGTTGAGCTGGATGATGGAATTGTGAGCCACTTGATTTTATGTCCGTCGTTTTGCAGCATGAACGGTTACGCCCGCGCTGTGACCCGCTCAATTCCGTGGATAACAAACGGGATGGTTCTGATTGACATCCAGGGCGGCATGGTGACGGACGTTCACCCGCTGACCAAGACCATTGACATCCGGGAGCATTTCAAGGTGACGATATGAACCTACGCCAGGCAGTCGATAATTTCTTTCTCCGCCGCGACCACCGCCACTGGATCGGAATTGTGGATTTTGCGACGGGCGTCCTGGTTGGCGGTGATGTGCCGCTAACCGCAGTTCGTTATCGCTGCTATCTGTGCGGGCGCACATTTGACGAGATAGAGCGCGTTGGGTTGGAGCAAATCGCCGCCGGTCATCCGATTGACGCGGTGCTGGACTGGTGCTTTGCCGACGCCGAAACCATCGATGACGGCTTCGGAAGTTCAGCCCCCAACACCTGCCCGAAGTGTGGCGGCAAAGTGCAATTCGTTCGGCCGGGCGATGTTCGGTGTTCGGAGTGTGACGGCCTACAGGCCGAAACCGCCGAATGGGAGACCTTGTCGGACGAGGTGACAAACCAGTACCCGTATGAATCGGCAAAAACCGAGGCGACGGCATGACCCCCAATGCCATTATATTTCGCTTCAACCAGGCCACCGGCGGATATGCAATCGAGGAATATCACGGGGTGGGCCTGCCGGTCATCTCCGTCATTTTTGAGACCGAATATATCCCGCCCCAGGCCGGGCCACAACTCGGATGGGTGACGACGTTTGGCAGCAGACGCCTGCGCCGCCAGCCGAACGACATATCAGAGACGCTCTTCGCGATCACGGACGGCGCAGAGCGGTTAGCGGTCTACGGCGAGACCGTCGCGAATGGTTGGGACTGGTGGCGGGTGCAGTGTCCCGAGGGCTGGCCGGGGACGCTGTGGATAGCAAAGACCAATTGCGGGCAGTTGGAGCCGGTATGATTGATAACCCCATGGGCAGCAGCGAGGGCGGCACGTCACCAAGGTGTTATAGCGCGGGTGGTGTTGGCCGAGCCGGTGACCCGTCAAGCCTGCTTCGAGCGGCTCAAATGTGGCGGGTGTCCTGACACAAACAGGGTCGGCGTCTCCAGCGCACAGCCGAGCGACCTGGCCTGCCCACAGGGTTATCAAAGTGTGAATAGCGAAAGGATGACTATATGGAAAAGCAAGCAGAATACCAAACGCAACAAGCGCCAATTGAGATCAAACCCGATGGCCGCTACGTGACCAGCGGCGCGGCGCTCGGAGAGTTGCCGCAGTCGAATATTATGAGATCGTTGACTGCTCTCTTTATGATCCAGGTTGAACCGCTCCTGGGAGAAGGCAATGCAGGCCTACCCCCCGACCGCCTCCCCGTCTGACAGGCGCGGCTGCTGGACGCTCAACGACTTCTGCCCGCACTGCGGCAAAGGACGCCTTTGCACCGACGGCGACTTTATCTGGTGCGAACGCGGCTATGAATGCTACTTCGTTGAGACGCCAAAATACTCAACGAACAGCAATAGGAGAAGGCCACGCGATGACCACCGAACACAATGAGCAAGCCGCGCTCGTAGGCTGGTTTCGGGTGGCATATCCAGAGTATGCCAGTCTGCTATTCGCAGTCCCCAACGGTGCGCACCTGGCAGGGGCGTCTGGCGCACGCGCCCGACAGATGGCGACACTAAAGGCCGAAGGCCTCACCCCCGGCGTCTCTGACCTGGTACTGCTCGTTGCGCGTGGCATTTATCACGGCGCGGTCATCGAGATAAAAAAGCCGGGCGGTGTGCTATCGCCTGAGCAGGTTGCATTTTTGGCACTGGCAGCCAGCCAGTGTTATTACGACATTGTCGCCTGGACGTTTGAAGAGGCGCAAGCGATGTTACAGGATTACATGGAGCAATAATGGACGCAATACGCTTTTCAGCACAAACCTACAAGGTGCAAACCCTCGTTGATGGGGGCGTGCGCTTGACACTTGATCTGATTGAGCCAGTTACGCCAGATACAATCATCCAGCTTTTTAACTCGCGTCAACCCGGTATCTTGCTGGAAGTTGCGGCGGTTGCCGTTGACGCCGAAAAATCAAAATCTAATCAGGTTATCCGGGATGTCGAATAGCCCCAATTTCCCCCCGAACCTTACAAATTGGCACTGCTTTGGATCTGTGAAAACCCACCCAATCGCGCCGTCGTTGTAAAACCCCAGGTCTATCGTTTTTGGGAGCGCGGCCGGGTTATCGCTAACAAGATCGTTCCCGTAGCCCTGGACAAAACCGACGAGGTTGACGACGCCAACGATGCCGCCGGTCGGAAACTCCGCGGGCCAGGGGTAGCCGTTGGCCTCGCAGAATTTGCGGGCCGCGCACATGTCGTTATCGTTGACGGTTTTCGACGCCAGAATCGCCAGCGGGCCACGATATTTTGTAGACCACGAGCGATTCTCGATTTGCTTGACGCCCTGGACGATGAGGGTGGCCCAGGGTTGACGTACCGCAAGAGCTTTCATCAATCCATTATATCAAACTGCCTGATCGAGTCAAGTGACATTCGTCACATAAAAAATATGAATACTGCAAAAATCGAACACCCTGAGTTATTCGACCCGGAGACGGGCCTGCCGCTGCCCAGCCCGCGCCTGGTAGAGATTGCGCGCCAGGTGGCCGGGAATCGGCTGCTGCTGTCGTTTTCGGGCCGCGACAGTCTGGCCTGCTGGCTGTATCTGCGAGACCAGGGCTTTGAGCTGATTCCGTATTTTTGCTATACCGTGCCGGGCCTGAGTTACGATGATGAGATGTTGGATTACTACGAGCGGTTTTTCGGCCAGCACATTATCAGACTGCCGCACCCCCGCACCTACGAGTTGTTTTACGCCCGCGCCTGGATGCCCCCCGACGTGGCGGCGATGATCTGGCGCTGCAAGTTGCCGCGCTTCGAGTATTCAGACATTGAGCGATGGCTTGCAGAGCAGTTCGGGCTTGGAGACGACCACCTGACCGGGGTGGGCATCAAGAGCGCGGACAACCTGATGAGGCTGCGCCTCATCCGCCAGATGGGGCCAATTGGTTACAAAAAGCGCCGGTACTACTACGCGATTTGGGATTGGAAAACGGCGGATGTCAAAGCCAGAATCGAGCAAGCTGGATTGAGGCTGAGTAAGTCGTACTTCTATTTCGGCTCGACGGGCGACGGAATAGACTATCGTTTTGTGCGCTATCTCAAAGATAATCTGCCAGATGATTACCAGCGGGTGCTGGACGTATTCCCGGAGTCCGATCTGGAGTTGTTTCGGTACGAGGGCGTGAAATGAAAACGGCGAAGATCGAACCAAAGATTATGAAAACAGCGACCAAAAAGACCCGAATCGCCAAGCGGTTGCCCAACCTGAAAACGATGTTCGAGGACGAAGGCGACCCATTGGAGGACGTGGAGTATAATGATGCCGACCTGGAAGCCTCCGCCGACGCGGAGATGACGGAGATCGTCAAGCAAATCAAGGAGCGGAAGCGCCAGATGCAAGAGCGTTTCCGGGTGGCGAATGATACGGATTATTGGTTTGCGATGTGTTTTCAATCGCGTGAACAGCGTGACGAGTTTTTGAGATTGACCGGGTGGGCCGCGCCCGGAGAAAAATATTTGAGTGGTCTAAAAGTGGCCCAAGTATTAGGCGTCGAGATAGGGGTGATTGAGCTTGACCCAAAGCCGTTACGCGGGAAACCGCGAAAGTACACGAGGAAGGAGGTGATTTGAGATGCGTACCCGAAACAGCACTGGTTTGCGCACTGGGGCTATTGCTCGCGGCGGGGCTGCTCGTGGAGGCGGCTCTGACAACCGCTAACCGTCCATTATGCGGGGGCGGGAAACTGCCCCCGCCCTGAAATATTATGCCTGCCGGAAGACGAACTACGCTCAGTGAAGAAGTAATTGCAAAAATATGTGAGGCGCGCTTGATTGGCGCGACTTACAAAATTGCCGCGCAATATGCCGGTGTAGGCGAATCTTCCATTATGTGCTGGCTGGAAATAGCGAGGGAACTGCAAAAGAAAATTGACGAGGGAGAAAAGCCGAGATTCAGCAAATATCAGAAACTCGTCATGGAATTTTCGAGGAGAATCACCGAGGCAGACAATATAGATGACATAAATCTCTTGCAGGTTATTGATAAGGCCGCGTCAAGTGATCCGGGGTGGGCCGAAAAGCGTCTGCGGTGGAAACATCGCGGGGCGTTCGAGATTGCTACCAATATTGACCTGACCACTGGCGGCGATAAAATCCAGCCGACCGTTATCGAGATTGTGAAGACCTATGAACAGTCTCTACCACCTGGAAAAGAGTAAACTCGTTTGCACCCTGCACCCCGGGCAAACCGCCGCACACGAAAGCAGGCGGCGGTTCGTATTTATCATTGCCGGGACACAGAGCGGGAAAACATCGTATGAACCGATTTGGCTCGACCGCGAAATCAGAGAGCGCGGAGAAGGCGACTACCTGGCAGTGACCGCCACCTACGACTTGCTAAAACTCAAATTCTTGCCGGAGTTGCAACATTACTTTGTTGACCTGTTCAGCTGGAATTATTCAGCGTCTGAGCGTACCATTTGGAAAGAGTACAAGCCGCGCATGTTCACCCGTATCATCATGCGTTCGGCTGACTCGGAAGGCGGGCTGGAATCGGCAAGCGCAAAAGCCGCGGTATTTGACGAGTGTGGGCAAGACCGGGTGGGTGTGGGCGCGTGGGAAGCAATCCAGCGCCGGCTATCATTGGCGCAGGGGCGCGTCCTGGGCGGCACAACACCCTATAACCTGGGCTGGCTCAAGCAGCAAATATTCGACCGCTGGCGCAATGGCGACCAGGATTATCAGGTTATCCAATTCAAAAGCGTGATGAACCCGTGCTTCCCGCGCGCCGAATACGAGCGGGCGCGGGCGACATTGCCGGAATGGAAATTCCGCATGTTTTACGATGGTGAGTTTACCCGCCCGGCCGGTATGATATACTCGGATTTTAGCGACGACGAGAACACCTGTGCGCCGTTCGAGATGCCAATCCACTGGCCGCGCTACGTCGGCATTGACTTCGGCGCAGTCAACACGGCGCTGGTTTGGCTGGCGCACGACCCCCGTACCGACATCTATTACTTGTACAACGAGAGCCTGACCGGTGGCAAGACCACAGAGCAGCACGCCGAAGAGGCAATTTCACACACCAGAGCGGGGATGTCGGTCTCATACTATGGCGGCGCAAGGAGCGAGACGCAGCAGCGCATGGACTGGGGCGCGGCAGGCGTTACAATTTTCGAGCCGCCCGTCTGGGATGTCGAGGCCGGGATTGACAGGGTGATAGCCGTCATCAAGTCGAGGCGGCTAAAAGTGTTCCGCAATCTAACAGGCGTGCTTGACGAGATCGGACGCTACTCCCGCGAGGTAGACGACAGCGGCAACCCGACCGAGAAAATCAAGGATAAAGAAACTTTCCATCGGCTCGACGGCTTGCGCTATGCGGTGGCCGGCCTGGGCGGGATGTCGTGGGTCACAGCCGAGGCGATGGAGGGATTGGGTAAAGTCGAGAATTACAGGAGTGCATGGAGATGACCAAACATCGCGGGATCAGAAAACAAACCAGCGCCAGCGCCCCGGCGCAGCTACAAAGCCGATGGGCGGAGATAGGCACGCTCGGCCTGCAGTCGTACAGCGGCTTCGTGACGATGGCCTATAACACCGAGTTGAACTGGCCGGGCGTCTATCCGCTGTACAATCGCATTCGCCGCAGCGACCCGGAGATAAGCGTTATCCGCGAGATTTACGGCGCTCTCTCGCGGTCAGTGTCCATCGATGTCGAGCTACCCGATGACCCGACGCCAGCCGAAGAACAGGCGGCTGAGTTATACGAGTCTACCCTGCTCGATGTCTCTGGCGGAATTGGCGATTGGTTGGAGCAGGCCGTCAATTATGCGCCGTTTATGGGCTGGGCGTGGTGGGAAGTTGTGCCGGGCTTGCGGCGCTCCGACTGGCGACCGCCAAGTGATGACGACTGGCGCAGCCAATACGACGACGGGCTTGTAGGCGTGCGGCGCTTGGCCTGGCGCGATCACTCATCGTTTCAGCAGTGGAGTCTCGACGACACCACCGGGCGATTGCTCGGCATGGTGCAAAGCGACTTCCCTAACCCAGCCGTAACCTTGCCAATCGAGAACAGCCTGCATGTGACCTTTGGCGACAACAGCAACCCCGAAGGCATGACGCCCCTGGAAGCGATCTGGCGATTGGAGCGGATCAAATACGGGCTGGAAGTCATCAACGGGATCGGCTTCGAGCATTCGGCAGGTCACCTGTCCGTGACGCTGCCGGGCAAGGTTGACGCCGCCAGCAAAACCGTCATTCAGAACGCGGCGCGGGCGATTATGACCGCACAGGAAGGCAATTACGCCGCCTGGCCGGAGGGCATCAAGGGCGAGCTGATAGACGTGCCGTTCTCGTCTGCCCCGTCCATCCTGGAAGCGATCCGATACTACGGCCTGCTGAAATTGCAACTCTATAACATGCAGTGGGTAGCGATTGCGTCAACCGCCGGGACTGGCGCGTATGCGGCGATGTCTGACGCGTCTCAAATGTTCCTGACCGTCTACAACGCGATGGTGGCCGGTTTCGTCAACCAGTTCGACCGCCAGGTAGGGAGGCGGCTGTATGACTGGAACGCGGGTGCATTCCCCGGTGCGCGCCGTCCGCACTTCGTAGCGAAGCCGCTCGATAAGTTTATTGGGTTGGGCGAGTTGGGTTCGTTCCTGCAAACCATCGCAGGTACTATGCCGATGGGTGACGACGATTGGCGGGCGATCCGGGAGAAGTCTGGCTTCCTGCCCAAAGAGCTACCGGAGACCAGCGACGCCCCGACGCCAGAACCGGCACAGGATACCAGTGGCATTGACACCAGCGCGGATGACGCGGAGGACAGCATGGATGATGCTGACATGAGCAAGCAACTGCGGCGCATTGGCGATAATCTTGCCCTGGCATTGGAGCGACTATGACAGACCAGGACAACCTGTTTAGCGCGTTATACCTGGTATGGAAGGGCTTACACCGTCTCGGTGTTTGGGACTTGGCACGCGGCGATCCGGGAAGCAGGCCCGGCGCGAGTTACGACCAAATCAGAAATAACTACATTGACGACCTGGCCGGGGCGATGAATGAATATCTCAACGGTTCAGGCTCGATCACCAGGCCGCGCAACATGGCGCGGCGCGCAATCCTGACCGCGTTCGATCTTGCGTTTTACACCGGCTACGTTGACGGCGGCGGGTCTGTCTCTGAGATGTTGCCCGAAGACCGCGATTGGTTCCTGGCGCGCACGGAGCAAGAGATAGGCTTCGTGGATATGCTCTTCCAGAACCTAAAAGCGGCGCGGGCGGAGGCCGAAGATACCGGAGAGTCGCTTGATTCGGTTGTGTCTCGCCATGCGTCCGGCTACGCCCGCACGCTGGACGCGGTTTACTCCGAGGGCAAACTGCGCGGAAGCCGGAATATAATGTTGGCGCTCGACGGCCCGGATGGACAGGAAAGCTGCAAAACCTGCCAGCGGCTAAAGGGCAAGCGGCACAGCGCCCGATGGTGGATCGACCGGGGTCTTGTACCGGAGCAGGGAAATGCAAATTATGATTGCGGTGGCTGGCAATGTCAGCACCGGCTTTTTGACGATCAGGGCGATCAGTACACGCCATAGGAGACCCCACCCAATGGACAATCATTTTTACATCCAGGCCAACTGCTGCCGCTGTAACGCCGGCCTCACGGTCAAGTTTCGCGACGGCGAAGCGGCTGAGAAACTCGTCGTGTGCGGGAATTGTGAATGCTGGAACACCGTAAAGGCTTACATGCCCGACGCCAACCAGGAGACCCCCGACAATGGATCAAAGCCAAAACGCAAGCGCGCCACTGCCTGAGCCGCGCGACCTGTCGCGCACCGTCATCAGCCTGGCGCGCATGATCGATAGGCTGCCGAACGGCGAGTATTTCGTTCACGTCACCAAGACGCCCGCGCCGCTGCAATGGGGCGTGACGATTATCAGCGCCGTGACGATAAGGCGCGCCGAAATCGGGCGCGCCGCTACTGCCGCGACCGAACCTGTGGTATAATGCGTTTGCCTTTGGGCGCTGACCCAATCGGCTAGAACCAAATACAACCCCCTCGCGAAAGCTGGCGGCAATCCACAACAGGACTGCCGCTTTTGTTTATGGAGCAAACCCCATGACCGATAATCTACCTGAGACCAACGCCGGATTCACGTTCTTTGAGCTGCCAACCGAACAAGCCGCGCTGACCGAAGGCCGTGAGTTCGACGGCATGGCCGAGGGCGAGTTTGAAGACATGTGGGGGCGCGGAGTTTGGCTAAAAGGCGAAGACTGGCCCGACTACCTGAGCAATACCTTGTTGGCTATCGAGGCCACGCGCACGGAGGATGGTGAGATCGTTGGACTGCCGATTGACGCGCAAGGCCACGACAACGGCGACGGGGCAGGGTGGATAGTTGGAATCTCGCCAGCAATGAGCGTACACCCAGACACCGGAAGCCCAATCAAGATTTTTCGCATGAAGCCCAAATGGACGGACATCGGGCGCGACGTAATCAGTCGCGGAGTCAGGAAATTATTTAGTCCAACCGTCAATTCGACTGAAAAAGTAATCGTTGGCGGGTCTCTTACCAACTGGCCCGCCACGCGTACCAAAAAGGGGCGCACAATACTGCGCCCGATCGTGTTATCTCAATCCAAAGGAGCGATGATGGAGAACGAAACCCAAACCCCTATCCAAGAACCGGAAGCGGTAGCGGTTGAGACTCCCGCCGTCGTCTCGCTGTCTCTCGAAAATCTGTCGCTCGACGCTGACCTTGCTGGCAAGGTTCAGTCGTTTATTGCGCAGCGGGTGACGGCAGGCGTGGAAGCGGGTCTCAAAGCCGCAAAATCACAGGCGGAAGTTAGCGACCTGTGCGCCCGCTTGACCGGCGGCGCAGACGACGCGCCGTTCGGCTTGCCGGTGAAGCAGGCAGAGCTTGAATCTTTTCTGCTCGGCCTTGACGAAACCAACCGCGCCCGCGCTGTGAGTATCCTGAGCGCCATTCACCAGCATGGTCTGGTGGACTTTGGCGAAAAAGGCCACTCGCGCAAGCTGCAATCGTTGACCCAAGTCCCCGCCGAAATAAAGCCTATCCTGTCGAGCTGGGTAGCGGCAGGTGGGGAAGTGGCGGAGTTTTTCAAAATCAACCAGGCTGAACTCGGAGCGATGTCTGATTACGACCTGGCAGAATTTCAGACCAAAAAGGAGTAACTGCGATGGCTAATCTCTCTACAAATGCTTCGCTTCGGTTCCTGGGTGATGTCTACACCCAAAAATACATCATGGATACCAGCGGGGCGCAAACATCTTACAAGGGCGAGCCGTTCGTGATTGACCAGAACGTTGACACGGTTTACGTCCACACCGCCAAAAGCCTGACCCTGGCTGACGGCGATGTTTTCATGGGTATCGCCGCCGAGTCGGTGAGCGTTACCGCCTCCGCGACCGAAAACACGAATTTGACGCTGTATGTCGAGCCGACCATCGTTGGCTTTGTGTCAGCGGTCTTCGATGACGCCGACAGCGGCAAAACGGTGTACATGAGCGACACTGGCACGTTGTCCGAGTCTAACGGCACGTACCCGCAAATTGGCAAGCTGACTAAAGTGGCTGATGGTTATGCTTTTGTCCAGCTTGAAACCCCCAAAGTTCTTGATGTCCCCTAAGGAGCCGCAGCTATGACAATCTCAGGAAATGTACCTCAGCACTTAGTCGTTGCGGCCCGCACCGGATTTCTTTCCGCTATGCCGACCGTAGTTTTACCCTGGCAGCGCGTGACCACCGTCGTCACGATGGGCGCGAAGTCCATTGACCTGGTGGATTTGGGCACTGCTCCCATGCCGCTCGAAGACCTTTCGAGCCGCAAAATCGGCCAAGACTTCATCGAGAAGACCCTGACCGTAACGCCGAAGGACTGGTCTATCAAGGTCGGCATTTCTCGCAACGCCGTCAACGATGACCAGACCGGCAGCCTGGCGCGCAAGGTTCGTGGGGCTGCTGTGAATTTCCAGCGCCACATCAATAACCTGATCTTCCAGATGCTCGACGCGGGCGACGCCGCGACCCATGGCCTGGCCTACGATGGTCAGTACTTCTTCGACTCCGACCACGTGGACAAGGGCGGCGACTACCAGACCAACCAGGACAACGTGAGCGCCCTGGCACTGTCGAATGACAACTTCAACACGGTTTGGGTTGCGTCCAAAGCCTTCAAGGACGACCGGGGCCAGGAAGTGGATCACGACTATGATACGCTCATCGTGTCCCCCACCCTGTATGTCACCGCTTCGCAGATCGTCGGCAATCCGCTGAAAGCAGGCACGGGGAACAACGACATCAATCCGTGGAATGGGATGATCTCGCCCATCGTGTCGCCCAAAATGAACACGACCGCCTGGATTTTGGCGGCCTGCGGCGGCGAAGTAAAACCGATGTTGCTGGCGATGCGCGAGCAGCCCAACATGATTGACTCGACCTTTGACCCCGAGGCCCCCGACGGCGGCATGTACAACTTCTACTTTGCTGCCCGTTACAATGGCTTTTACGGCGACTGGCGTCTCGCCCACCTGGGCAACACCTAACAGCGCCATGAGACTCGCCGTCTACTGCGCGCAGTCGTGGCGATACTCGACATGGGCGGCGACCGGCACATTGCCGATAACGTCGCCGCCCGTGACGGCTAAAACGCTGGACATCCGCAGGCTGGCCGCGCCACTGGTTTACATCCGACTACACGGTATGCCTGGGCAGTCGTATTTATACGGCGATCCGGGCTGGATAACGGCGCTGACTACTGAGCAAGTACGCGCCGCCGATTGGTCGGAGAGCATCATCATGTTGGAGGGGTGTTACGGCAATGACATGGCGGCGGCGTTTCTCGAAAGCGGGGCGCGGGCGGTGGTAGGCTGCAATCAAGTCACGTGGGGGCGGCGTCTGCGGCTTGGGCCGTCTTCGCAGATTGGCCGGGCATGGCTTAACGGACTGCGGCGCGGTAAAACCGTGTTCGACGCACTTTCGAGCGCCACGCGTAATATCAAACGCCCGTTCTCAGATGGCTGGTTCGTGGACGGCGACAAAAACGCAGTATACAAGGAGCAAATGCGATGAGCAAAATCAAATCCTTTTTACAGACTCAATGGGCGGGCGCGGTGGCAATCTTGCTGGTGTTTGCCCTGGTCATCCCGCTTGTTTTCACCAAAGCTGACCCCCTGGTTGTGCAAGGCACAACCAACTTCGACGCGTTGGAGTTGTCAGAGACCCTGACCGTTACCGGGGCGTCCGCCCTGGACGGCGGCGCGACGGTCGGCGGCGGTTACGGCAGTACAGGTTGCACGCTCTCGACGGCTGGTGTCTTACAGTGTGACGGGGCAGCTACCACGAGCGGAGCGATTACCGCAGACAGCGCGGCCATTGGCGGGGGTTATGGCTCCACCGGCTGCACCCTGTCCAGCGCGGGTGTCCTGCAATGCGACGGTGCTGCAACCCTGGCAAGTACCCTAAGCGTGACCGGCGCTCCCACCTTTGGCGGCACGATGACCGTAAATGATAACGCCACCATCACCGGAACGGCCACGATTGGCGGGGCCACCTTCGGCGGGGGCTACGGCTCGACCGGGGCGACCATCTCGACCGCTGGCGTGGGTCAATTCAACGGCGCGCTTACGACTGATGGGGCATTGACTGCTGACAGCGGTGCATTCGGTGGTGGGTACGGTGCAACGGGCTGTACTGTCTCAAATGCCGGTGTTCTTCAATGTAATGGCGCAGCCACGACCGACGGTGCTCTAACCGCAGACTCCGGTTCGTTTGGCGGGGGCTTCGGCGCTACCGGCTGTACTGTCAGTTCCGCCGGGGTCTTGCAGTGTAACGACCGCGCTTACTTCGGATCAACCATCGGCGCAACGGGCGCAATCTCAACGACCGGCGCACTGACCGTAGATTCCGCCGCGATTGGTGGCGGGTATGGGTCTTCCGGGTGTTCGCTCTCCAATGCAGGCGTCATCCAGTGTAACGGCGCTGCGACATTTGCCAGCACCCTGAATGTAACTGGCGCGCCGACATTCGGCGGAACAACCACAATCAACGATAACGCGGCCATTACCGGAACGCTTGGGGTAGATGGTGTGCTGACCGCCAATAACGACCTAGTTGTGGATGACACCTTCAATATTGACGATACGGCCTATGTGTTGACCGGAACGCAAAACTTCTCGCCTTCGGCCAGTTTCTATGTCATGAATCCCGCTTCTGTGCTGACCCTCACCCTACAAACTGCGGGTATGTCGGCAGGCGATATTGTCATCATCGAAAACGTGGCCGCGGTCAATGTGACCATCGTGGATACTAATATCGTGACCTCCACCGGTGCTGCTCTAACGCTGGGTCAATACGACATCGTGGCGATCGTCTTCGATGGTACTCGCTGGGTAGAAATGTACCTGCTCGCCAACAGCTAAACCAGATGGGGCGGGGCGCAATCCCCGCCCCTATTATCAGGAAGGTGTGACATGCCTCTTGGATCATGGGACGATTCCGCTGTAACTGACCCGGCCGCGCGCGGCTCGGTCATCTCTCTACTCAAAGGTCTTTTGACAAAGATTGTAGCCGGGGCGACGAGTGCGCTGAAACTCGAAGACGCCGCGCACGCCTCGGGCGACGCCGGGGTAATGCCCCTGGCCGTCCGCAAGGACACCGCCGCTGGATTGGCCGGGGCGGATGGCGATTACGCGCCGCTGGAAGTGGACGCGTCTGGCAACCTGTGGACGAAAGACAGCGCCGCAGATGCGGTGCTTGGCACGACTGCGGGCGCGGCAGTCATCACGGACGCGGCTGGCACGATCCAGCAATATTTGAGGGGGCTTATCGCTCAATTCGCGACATTTCTCAGCCGCCTACCCGCTGCTCTTGGTGCTGGCGGCGGGCTAAAGGTTGACGGTTCGGGGACGGCGCTGCCCGTCAGCGGCTCGGTTACTGTTAGCGGAACAGCGACCGTTACTCAAGGCACAGCCGGGGCGAGCGCCTGGCCGGTGACAGAATACCCGGTGGCCTGTGCCTCAACCGATGTCCACGCTCCGGCAGTCAACACCGCTGCGGTTGTGACCTACGCTCAATCGGCCAACGTCAAGCACGTCATCACCGGGATTGCATGGTCATACGCTGGTGGTATTCCATCTGGTGGCAATCTCAAGGTCGAGGATGTATCCGGGACGACTGTCTTCACGATGGACATCACCGACAAAGGTGCTGGTTTTATCATGTTCCCGAAGCCGAAAAAGAGCGCGGCGGTCAACACGGCCATGATTATCACCCTGGCGGCTGGCGGGGCGGGCGTGACCGGTAAAGTATCAGTGGCAAACCACTGGACGGAGGCGTAACATGCCTGGTCTATCTGGTATCTTCGGGGGCGGGGGCGGACTGGAAACAGACGGTCAGCTTACCGCGTACATGGTTGGCGACAGTGGCGACCAGCGCAAGGGACTTGCCAAATCGTACACCGTCCTATCTACCGGGCAGTACTCCGGCACGACCACCATAGACAGCTCACACTACGCGGCGGCTACCATTGCTTTTGTCGAAGCAACGAACAAAATCACCGATAGCGCCGGTTTGTTGGCAACTGTCAAAACCGGCGATACGATTGTAGTCTCCGGGGGGACGGCTAACGATAGCGTCTACACCGTTGTCACTGGTAATGTGGCTGGTGAAATTATCGTAGCCGAGGACGTGGTAGATGAGTTGGCCGGTGCTTACGTCACGATATGTAAGCGGGTGGCAATCAGCAACAACTGCGTGCTGGATAACGTGACTGGCGTCATGTATCTCCGGTACACCACCGGTGGCCCGGCGCTCAAAGTCGGCGCAGCCAGCGATGGCAAATTGTGCTGGATTGACGCAACCAAAATTTACACCCTGCACCCCGCTGCCGCCGATTTGCAGATGTTGACGACCGGTATCAAAATCGTCGGCGGTGCGGCAGAGCTACCGAGATACTTCGCCGGACAGGTTCTTGATTGTGCCGGGTTCGCAACGGCAGTCAATAACCTACCCGGATACCGCGTCACGTCCGTCGCCGTGAACGGCGCAGACCTGGACATCGGATTGTGGGCAGGCAATCAAACGCTGGTAGCCGAGGCTGCTGCGGGCGCAAGATCAATCGGGTTGGTGTGTCAATCAATCTACGGGTTTGCGGCAGCGGCGAATGTGGCAGGGGTTGCGGGGTATTCGAATTTGCGAATACCGTATGACCTGGAGTTGTTGGCGCTCCGCGACATGGAAGCGCCAACCGCCGCTCCCGACGCGGTTGCGTTTCCCGCGTGGCCTGCGGATTACGTCTGGTCGTCTATTACGTCCCCGTCGAGTGCCGCTCTCGCCGTGCTCGTGTACTTCAACGGTGGCGACGTGGTCGGCGCTAGTAAGGCTTCTCCCTTCTTTTGTGCGCTGGTCAGGAGCTAGACCATGATACTCACAACTCTAACCCTCCCCGAACTCCAGGCGATGACGAAAGCGCAAATCACCACTGCTGTCAAGGATTACTTGATTGCCACGTACACCCGCAAGCAACTGATTGCCGGTATCGTTGGTCAGGAGCAGTCAACTGAGATCGTGACCCGGCAGCATTTCGCAGACGGGCAGATTGATAAGACGGTTGTCGTGACAAAAGATATCGAAACCGGCACGGTGTTGAGCAAGGTCGTCACGAATTGGACATACTACGATACCCCAAAACGCGAGGTACATAAGATCATTACCCGGTACCTCGATCCTGTGGACGGTGAGTTAGGTCGAATTACCCGCACACACTACCGGGACGGCAGGCAACCGACTGTTGAAACGAGCGGCGTAATCCCTACTGGCGGAGCGATAGTCAAAACGGTGTAGCACAGATAATCGGGCTTACATTACCTGAGTAAAAACCATGACAATCGGCACAAACTCCTACGGCAACACCACCACGATAGCAGTCCTTACCCCGCGTTGGGGTAATTCGAGCGGCGTATTCGATACCACCACGCAGCCGACATTGACGCAGTGCGAAGGTTTCTGCGACCAAGTTAGCGGCCTGCTCAATTCTATCCTGGCGCAAAACGGGTTCAAAATACCGGTCACGCAAGCTGATTGCGTGCTGGTGCTGGCGATGTTCGTCAACGAGGAAGTGGCCGCAATCATCGAAGGCCTACACGGCAGCGGGCGCTTCGGCCCCACCACGAAGCAGCCGGGAAAGGGGCGCTTCGCCCTGGTAATGGATGACGTGCAAACATTCATCACCACCCAGGCGGACGGCTTCGAGCGGTTGGGCGCTACCCGGACTTACGATTGGGCTGACAGTATCGGCTTCCGCGGTCAAGACCAATCGGGCGCTGACACGTTCCCGATTTTCCAGCGCAAGAGTTTCGGCGAGACGTTCGCGGACATGGACACATGACCAATACCATCGAGATCACTATCAGGCCGCCACTGCGCGATCTGCAGGGACGCTTTACGAAAGCGACCACTGACCTGCTCGAACAAAAGCGGGCGTCCGTCAAGAAGTTGGGGCGCGCGTGGCTCATGCTGGCGCGCACGGAAGCGCCCATCGGCAAAACAGGACGCTTTCGGGCAAGTATCAATTACCGCACGTTTCAGGAAGGCAGTACGGTCGGCTTTCGCGGCTACGGCGCGCAGCCGCTCGGCACGTGGATCATCGAAGGCACGAAGACACACCCTATCCAGGCAAACGCTGCCAACGCGCTCTGTTTCTTTTGGCCGAAGGCCGGGCGGTGGGTGGTTGTGCCGAAAGGCGGCGGATTCAAAACGCACGTGCGCGCCGATGGCAAGTTGTGGATTGGCAAGGGCCACGTTGACCACCCCGGCACGCAGCCCAACCCCTACAACGTCCGCGCCTATGACGCCTGGCGACCGGAGGCCGAAGTCGAACTGCGGCGCATAAGCAAAAATTACATAGCAACCCTGCAAGGGAAAGGCACAACCGTATGAGCGAAGCCACGATTATGAGCGGCCTGGCGACGGCGATCAAGGCCATGGCTGAATTTGAAGACGCCGACGTGGTGGTAAACGATTGGGAGATTCTCGACAAATCCACAGCGGGCGCGCCGTTCGTCATCATCGAAAACGCCGAAGATTTTACCAGCCGACAGGATGTGCCAACCCCTCAAACATCCTGGCAAATCCTGGTCACGCTGGTCGAGAAATTCGTCAACGCAAAATCGTCATTTCAAACCACATTCTCGAATCTCGGAACGCGGCGGCAGGCGATCATCGACAAGATCAACAGCACGAACATTCGCTCGGCAGGCGGCCTGTCAGGGGTTAACATCCCCGAGGTCAGGGGAGCTGGCGGTTTCTCGTACATCTACCCAGCCTACCTGTCGCCGGAGCAGCGGGCAGAAGCCACGCCCGATTTTGTGGCGCAGCGGATAATTCTCGTTTGCGAGGAGTTTTAGATGGCAAACACTGGCAAGAATAAACTCGTTCGGTGGGCGCGGCTATTCGTCGGCGGCTACGACCTGTCAGCGGATAGCGTTGGCCTGGACAAGTGCGAAAACTCGATGGAGTTGGTCGAGTTGACGGGATGGAGCGATTCGGTTGTACATGGTCTCGCTAGCCAATCCCGCAAGGTCGGCATCTACGGCTATCAAGCCTATCTCAACGATACCGCTTTGAGCGGGGCATACACCATACTCAAAACGCCCGCCACGCGCACGGTTTCGCTGTTGTTTGGCGGCGGCGCTGAACCAACCTATGGCGACCCAGCCTATATCATTGACGCCGCACAAATCAACAACCTGGGCAGCTTCGAGAGCGGTTCTGCCCGCTTTGCGGCTGACTTCATCCCCCACCCCGCCTACTATCTGACGGGTAGCCCGCTGGCGGTCATCTTATCGCCCAACGTCGCCCGCACCGCCACATTCAACGGCACGAGCCACAACAACGGCGCGGCCTCCACGAATGGCTATCACGCGACCATGCATATCATTGCTTCCAGCGGCGGCACGTGGGCGTATACAATCGAGCAATCAACTACCGGGGCGTTTGCAGGGGAAGAGACGACCCTGGCGACGTTCACCGTCAATGGTTCGGCGGTGACGGGCGAGTATAAAAGCGCAACCGGCAACGTGGCGCAATACCTGCGGGCGCGCGGCGTCCGCACGAGCGGCACGTGTACGGTCATCATCTGCATAGCACGTAAATAAGGAGAGTGACACATGGCTGGTGTACCTGGTAAAAACAAGTTAGAGCGCGGTATGCGCGTTTTGTTCGACAACAGCGCGAATCAACAGAAAGACCTGTCCGCCGATCTTGTCCCCGGCTCGTTCAGCGGATTCGGGTTCTCGTCTGACACCGTTGATATGACCGGTGTTTCGGATACGGTCGAGAACGGGTTGGCGAGCTGGCTCAAAGCACCTGTCAAGGCGAAGTTTTATCTCAACGACACCGCCACGACCGGGGCTTACACGGTGCTGGCTAACAACGTTGGCTATGTCGGTACGCTGACCGTCCAGGTCGGCAGCAACGGCGCAGCTCCTTCGACTGGCGACCCCAAGTTCGAAGGCGAATATACCCTCATCTCCGCGCCCATCGTCAACGAGGGCGGCAAGCTGGCGCTGGATGTGACCTGGGAACCTGGGTCGGCGACGGCGCCCGCGTTCGGCACGGTGGCATAGTTGTACGGCTGTCAACAACCAACCGGGAGCGGTAGCGCGGCGCACGCGGGCCGCTCCCGTTTTAGGTTTGATTGGATGGGCGCATGGCTGACCAGATTCAAGTAGACGTGATTTTGAAGGCCGTCTCGTCTGGCTTCGAGAAAGTCAACGACAACTGGACGCGGCTAAAATCTGCTATCAGTCTCGTTGAGACGGGGCTACGCACGGCGAAGCGGGTGTACGAAGAAACCATCGGCGTAACGATGGAATACGCCATGCAAATCAAGGATTTGGCGCGTAACACCCAACTGACCGCCGAAGAAACCAGCCGCCTGATCCAGTTGGGCGACGACTACGCCATCACCGCCGGGCAGCTATCGAGCGCCCTGGAGATGGCGGTCAAGCGCGGCTTCAAGCCCTCGGTCGAAAACCTGGCGGATTTGGCGGACGAGACCGCAAAACTGCATTCGCCAACCGAGAAGGCCGCCAAACTTGCTGAGATATTTGGCAAGGGGTGGGAGACGCTGACCCCGATACTCTACCAGAGTGGCGACGCCATCCGCGAGCAGGCGGCGGCAATCTCCGATAAACTCATTCTCGACCAAGAAGCCATAGACAGGGCCGAAGAATTGCGGGTGGCGCAAGATGGGCTAAACGACGCCCTGCTATCTCTGTCCGTCACGGCGGGGCAAGATTTTATTCCGGCGATAACGAAGGCCGTCGAGGCTATGGAGTGGATGGTCAACAAAATCTCCGAAGCTAACGACATGGCGACCGCCCTCAACGGTCAAATGGCGTTGATTCTAAAACTCTTGCGCCAGCAGGCGGGGGTATACGAAGAGGCCGCCAGCGCGTCGCACGCTTACGCAGAGGCACAGGAGGCTACTGCCGAAGCCACAACCGAGGCGGCAGCGGCCATAGACGACGCAAGTGCAGCAACCGAGCAGGGTAGCGCCGTGATGAGCGAGTATGTCCAGACCATGCTCGACGCCGCATCGAAAGTCCCCCACTTCACAAAGGCGCTGACAGACGAAGAAATCCAACTGGCGAAAAACAAGATCGCCCTTGACGCTGAAAAGGCTGGCCTCGACCGCGTGCAATTCGCAATCTCCGGGCCGGTACTTAGCGCATTCAAAAACTACACCACTGCCCTGGCTGACAACAAAGCCAAACAGGCCGAGTTGACGGCGGAGATAAAACTTGCTCTATCTCAGGGATACTCTGCGACCGGCGAGAAGGTTACAGAGCTAAGAAACAGCCTGGGTGAACTCATCACCGAAGAAGGGACGCTCGAAGAGCAGTACGCAGCCGCCACGCGTGAGATCATCTACCAAAAGCTGGCGATGGGACTGAGCGCACAGCAGGCGCTCGACCTGGCGCGGAACATGGGATTGGTCAGCGAGACTGATTACAATCTCATAACCGCGACCGGAATACTAAACCAGGCGTTCAAGGACGGCAAAATAGGCGCCGATGACCTGACATTGGCATCGCAGTATCTCGAAACCGCCCTGGCCGATGGCGTGTTGACGGCGGACGAATTGCAGGTCATTCTCAACAGATTCGGCGACAAAGAGTTTACCTACACATTCGACGGCGAGATGACGGGTGATTGGCCGCTGGGAAGCGGCGGCGGCACGTCCGGCGGAACTGGCCAGGGCGGCGGGTATGGCGGCGATGACCCCGACCCGGTTATAGACGGTGACGATATTCCTGATCCAGATGAGGGATTCGGGGAAGGCGGCGCAGGTGGCGGCGATACCAACAAGGGCGGCGGCGCGGGCGTGATGATAAATAACACTTTTTACATCTCCGGCGCGGACCCCGTTGCAATAGCTAATCAAGTTGTGCAAATTCTCGAAACACAAGTGCGGCAGGCGGAGCGATCCGGTGGCCGTTGGGCAGGTGGATGATGGGTCATACAGCTAAACTCGTATGGGGCAAGCGGTCTCTCGATCTGAACAGCGGCGGCTACCGGATAGCGCCCAACTTTGTGCCGCCGCAGTTGTCGCGGGATGTGTCATTCTCTGGCGTCTCGTTCTCTAACCGCTACGACGGTGCAACGGCGATTGACACCAGCTTAAATGACCGCATTTTTAGTTTCGGCATTCACATCACCGGCAGTACCGAAGCCGAGATCCGCGCCCGCGTGGGACGCCTGCAAGCGTTTCTCAACCTGGCGCATGACGAGCAGCACCCCCTGTACTTATCGTGGCGCGGCAATAATGATTTTGCCTACGAGCCGTTATGGGGTCAGTGCGGGGCATCAATGCGCTACGTGGTCAAGACCGGCGCGGTTCAGCCGTCCAGCCGCTACGCTCAAAGCAACCTCCGCACAAAGGGCCTCCCCAACAACGCTGTAACCCTGACCGTTGGGCCTGCCGCATTGGGTGGTGAGCAGTTGACCGCGTTCGCGGCGGGCGGGGTCTACGAAGATAACATCGGTGCGACGGACGGTATGAGTAGGGGCGTCCTGGTGTGCCAGGCGATAACCAATAAATTCACCGTTCCTACATTTGAAACTTCCTCGTACCCCTGGGTTGCGTCAGCGGCGGGAATGGTAATAACGCGTACCACTGAGCCAATCGAGAACGTCCTATTTGGTACGCACAGCCTATACCTGTACAACCAAGACGGCGCGTCTCAGTATGCGTATCGGTCTATCAATGTCGGCAACACCAACAACCACATGCTGAGCGCCTTTGTGCGGCGACCAGACGGGGCAGCGGTCACGAGCGCCGACTGTCAAATCTACTACGGTAGCGCAAAGACGACGACTTTTCACCACTACCGGGGCGGCTGGTATCGAGCGCGCGCGTCTGAGCTTGGCGTCAATGCCGCCACCAGTACCGGGATTTTAGTCAAGGCCGGGCGCTCGGTTTACGTCGGGCAAATGCAAGTCGAGGAAGACGACCACGAATCCCCCGCCTGTTTTGGGGATTTGCTCGGCCACGCGTGGAGCGGCACAGCGCACGGAAGCACCAGCACCCGCGCCGCCGGGCGGCTAACCCTGCCGACCGCGGCGGCGTCTTATGGCAATGTCGTTATGCCCAATCAGGGTACTATCCGGGCTGTCTGGCGCGCGCCATCAGACGCGGACGTATACCCCGAGGACGCTTATATTTTCGACGGCAGCGGGATAGCGGACGGATTTAGGGGATACTTTGACACGAGCGATGAGAAATTTACCTTTGTCTTGGGAGCAACGACAATTCAATCCGCGGTAACCACATTCGAGCAAAACGACCTGGTTGCACTCCATTTCGTCTGGTCTCCAACTGAGTTCCGCCTATACGTCAATGGCGCAAGCGCCGCCAATAGCGGCACGGTGGTGATACCGACGCTTGGGAGTAGTCTTTTTATCGGCTCGGACAACACCCCTGCCAATCAAGCCAACGGCACGATTTACGGTTTCACGATCTACGATCAACCGATGGCCGCCGCCGATGTGCTGGCCGATTACACCAACCTGGCCCCAACCCTGACCGACGATTACCGGGTAGACTGGATACCCTACATTTGGAGCAAGGACGGTGACAACGAAACCGATCATTACTTCGACGCCACCCACGATGATACCATTGTGGCGACCGGCATACCCGGCGACCTGCCAGCCGACACCATGATACGCGTGGATTTTGGTGACGACGGCAATAGCGCACTCGTCAACGTCAACGCGGTTGACCGGTATATACCGACTACCAACACTTTTATGGATATAAGCGGAACGGTCGTAGCCGGGGCGTTGGGCGGCGAAGTCCAACGCGCGGCAGTTACTACATCGGTTGTGTCGCTGCCGACTGTATCATATATCCAGTTTCAGTACACCACCAAAACCTACCATGACGCAATCCGCGATAAGCAACTATATATATTTTGTTCACTCGCCGATGCAGGTACGAATTTGCAAGCGCGCATCAATATGATATACGGAGGCGTTGACTTGGTTGGCGACTGGCAACCCATCACGGTTGACGCCACCCTACGGCAATTCCTCATTGGCCCGACGGTGATACCGCATGACTTTTTTAACAAAGTGCGCTGGTGGGAAAATAATGCCATTTACGCACGCGTTGACTTCAAGCGCACAACCGGCGGAGCGTCCAATCTCGATTTCGACTTTTACCGCATTCTGCCGGGCAAGACGGCCTATTTTGCAATCGCCGAATCTGACACAGGTGGCGTCTACATTCATGGGCGCTACTGCTACGGACACCTGAGTGGTTACACCGCTAACGAGTTCCCTTCGATGGACGGGGATGTCATCGAGTTCGAGCCGAACAAATACAATCATATTGTCATGGAATTGGGCGCGAAGGGCGGCGCGATTGACCTGACGGACGCAATGGCGATTGCATACGCCTATGTGACTCCGCGCTGGTCGGTGATGGGGTAGACGATGAATAATGATCTGACGATTGCGGTTTACACGTCTCTGACCACGCTGATACCTGACCCCAGCGGGGAGTTACTGCGGGCGACGGGTGTGCGCTTTCAGACAGGATACCCCGGCGGGCTCCACCTGTCGGCGTCGTTTTCTGTGCGGCGCAAAGTGGCAGAGTATTGGCGCGTCCAGGGCGCGCAGCGGCTTACCCTGTCCGCTGGCTTGACGATTGTTTGGGAGGGTGTCATTGACGACCTGGCGGAGGCCATAGCGCGCGGCGGCAGCGATGTCACGGTGACGGCGCGCGGCTGGTGGGGGTTTGTCTTGGAACAGCGGTCATGGCGCAAGCGGTGGGCTGACAACCGCCTGACAGAAGATGTCTGGGTGTGGCAAGAAGACATCGCCACCTATACCGCCGCAGAGTTGTGCGAGACCGACCGGAACAACCGTATCCGATTTACCCCCAGGGGCGAACAATGGGCAAGCGGGGCTTTTGCGGCGGTGCGCTACACCATGCCGACCGGGGAGACTATCAAGCGCGTGACCTGCAATTACGCTTTCAGCGAGCTGGCCGCCGTACATCCATCGGGGGTGATGTTCTATGACGACAGCGCCGCGACTTATACGGTTGTGGCAGACGGCGACAGCGTGACCCTGGATACCGCCGACTGGCTGTACATCTACGGCGATGAGAGCGTGCTAAACGTGAGCGGCCTGGGCTTCGTGCTGTCGGCGCTCAACAATAACGCAGCGGTTGCAGATGTCGAAGTGTATGATGGCGCGTGGACGAATGTGGCGGCGCTCTCCGATGGCACGGACGCCGCCGGAGCTACGCTTGGGCAGTCGGGCAATATGGTCTTCACCGAGATCGAGAATTGCAACGAGACGACCGTCAATGGCAAGAGCGGGCGCTTCCTGCGCCTGGGGGTATCGGCTACCCTGGACGCGGTGACGATTACGACCGTCTCATTTCTGTTCGCTCAGTCGTGGGAGTTGCGCCTGCGTGACACCATCGGCGGCGCCGACATTTGGAGCGTCACGGCGACCGGGAGCGGCAGCCAGGACAGCACGCTCGCCACCCCTCGCCAATATCTTGAGCTGCAATTTATTAGCCGGGCAGCGCAATTAGGGATTAATAACGGCTCGGTCTACGGGCAGGTGTCAAGCGTGGTGGTGTACAGCGAGACCGGCAGTATCAACTCTACCGAGATCATAAAAGACATTCGCGCCAAGTTCACCGGGATAAACGCGGACGAGTCGAACATTGCTTCCAACACCCTCGACCTGACACCGTTCCTGACCGAGGGATGGGAGCGGGCATCAGACATCGCCAACCGCGCCGCGAGTTTTGGCGACAGCAGCGCCAATGCCTGGGCGGTGGGGTTTCTGACCAGCGAGTATGCCAAAACTTTCGACGGCAAGGGGGTGTTGTTTTACGAGCAGCAGCCAGTTTTGACGGATTACGATTATGTAATCCGGCTCGATGAGCTGGTGACGCCTGTTCTGCTGCGCCGCGACAGCGGCAACATCTGGAATTGGATCGTCGTCGGCTACACCGACGCGCTCGGACGCCAACAGTACCTGACCCCCGATGATGACGCGTCACTGACGGATGCCACATCCGTATCAACCTATGGCCAGCGGGACTATGTACTCAGTTACGGCCAAATCACATCCACCGAGGCCGCCGACCTGGGGCAGCGGTTCCTGGCGCAATACAAAGACCCGAAGTACAGTTTTAGCGCGCCCTTGCTTGTGCGCGGAAACATCCGGGCAAAGGCCGGCAACCCTGTGCCAGCCTGCCGCATTCGAGCCGGGAAACGTATCAAGATCGAAAACTACCTGCGGGATCTGAGCGGGACGGGCTTGACCGCGCTCATCAGCATGACCGACTACGACGCCGATACACAGACCTGCTCGATCACGCTGGGGCAGCCCGACAGCCTGGCGGTGAGACTGGCGCGGATGGGGAGATAGTATATAATCTGGATTATACTAATCAGGATTATATAAAACGCCGCGAACCTGATCTAACAGGCTCGCGGCTTGATTGTGGGGGAGTGGGGGTTAGATTTGGTTGTCCCAGAGATCGGCGTCCCCGGCGCTCTCGAAGCACATAAAGGCTTTGGTGTCTTCGTCTCCGCTATCTACTTCGCGGACTGCGTCGGGCGTCCACCCGTATTCATGCAGGCAAATTTTGCAGGCTTTGGCTTCGCTGTTGGCTTCTACTGTTATCCGTTTCATTTTCGTTTCTCCTTCGTCTATGATTGTCCCCCGGTGGGGGGGTTGAGTTTTAGCTTTGCGATCTGAGTCTCTAGTTCCGCAGCGGTTAGTTGCGCCGTGATACCCGCTGCCACCATGCGCGCGTATCCTCGGCGGGCTTCTTCGCCGGTGTAGTACTGAGCAACGGTATCCTCGTTGCCGTTGTCATCACGAATACGGAGATAGAGATAATTTCCGTAGAGAGACTTGCGTATCCTGAACGTCGTCATCTCGGCTTTCCTTTCTATGATTGTACCCCGGTGGGGGTTGAGTACTGCAAACTCAAAGTGCGATTTGATAGACATTCTCAACTCTACTGCCATTTTCGTACCTGTAAACTATGCCGACCGTGTTTTTGTTGAATTTCCTTGCTTGCACTTCAAGCCTGGCCACTGCGGCCTTGATGCTGTGAAAAACGCTGGCCTTTGTGCTTCTGGGATAGATCGGGAGTTCCATCACGCTGCCGTTCACCGTCACTTTCAAAAAAGCCCTGAAAACTTGGTTGCCGTTTGTGTTCATCGTTTCATCTCCCGTTTGGTGTGTGTCTGTCTGATATATCTATAATATCAGAAATCCCCCATTGCGTCATGTGTCATTTGTCACTATTTTCGTATTACAATTTATGACAATTAGAACAAAGAACAAGCCCAGGCTCATCACGATCAGGGCCGAACATCAGACTCGGCGTCCTTCTTCTGTTTCCCCAGAGCGACCGGTTCGCGCCCTGCCCTGGCGAGCAGGCGATTGACTATGGCCTGAAATGGAGATTCGATACTCCAGGCCGGAAGACTGGAATTAGAGTTCACGATAGACGCAACCTCGAGCGCCAGCGCCAGTTCCGCTTCAAGTTCCGTGTTCGGCGTCATTCTATCCGCTTGTGCGCAGGGTGTGGCGGAACTCTATTAGCGCGGCGGCTTCCCCGGAGTCCCACAACTTACCGGTCATCCACTCGATTACCTTTTCGGGTATCGCAGAGCAAACTTCGGCCAGGATGTCTACCGCGCTGTTTATCAAGACCATTTCCGTTTTAGTTGGCATTGCTTTCCTTTCAACTATTCGATATTCTCGAATAGCTCACTACGTCCATTCGATTACCCATTCCTTTCTGATCCAATCTTGCAGCCTTTCGAACCACCCCTCCCCGTCGCGCCAGCTTACGACTGGTTTGCGGTTGGCGGTGCAGCGTTGAGGGATGTGCGCTTCACCGCACTTGCGGCAGACAGGGACGAGGACGAGGGCGGGGAGACCCAAAATATACCGAATGTGCGCGTCCCTCGGTTCGTATCCTTCGACCGCAATGCGCCAGGCCATACCCGATGTGATGTGAAACTCAGCAGCCACCACGCGCCAATTATGCACCCGTTCATACGCACTTGATAAGCCTACCCGTAATCGTCCTAAATCGCTCACCGCTGCTCCTGTAGCCTTGTTATTTGGCGTAACAAGGCTATATTTCTCATGTGGTCAATATGACCTGGGGGCGGAATTGTCATCCTGCTATCTCCTCTTCTTGCGCAGGCGGTTGACCATCGTCGGATTCGTCAATCCCAAACAGATCATCCGCGCTAATCCACTCATCGCATTCACCGCGCTTGGGGCCGCCGATGTATGGATTCTGGCAAACCAAGCAATCAGAGTGCATTTCTTCGCCGCGATACACGCAGCCTGCGCAAACAGTTGGATAAGTCATGCTTCCTCCTTGAGCGCCCCCGTCGCCTGCATTTGTGGGTTAGGTTGCGCCGGTGTGATTTTGTAAATCATTCCTAATCCATGCCGCTTGCCCTTGCCGATTTTTAGGCTTTGTGCGCGCTCGGCGCTGATTGGCTCAATGTCGCTCCCGATCAGAAACCACCTATCTCCCGTTTTTATCAAGATCATATAGCACCTAACGGCTGGCGTTAGTGGCGTGATGCCGCACACTCACTACACCACACGAATTTATTATGTTTTCGACCACACGGCATCACGTCCGCCGCACGCTGTGTTAGGCGCACCCCTGCGGGGATGTAACGATAATTCGTGCCTTCTTCTGATTTGTTGAAATAAGACCAACGACGATATTCGTCATAAAAATAAACTTCTCCATCGGTTTCTTCCACAACGCGGAAGATTTCGCCATTCTTCAAATCTTCAATCTGAGCGTGTTTTGCCATGTGTGCGCCTAACTAGATTTAAACTGAGAATGTATATCGTCCGACAGAACGGTTTTACAGGGCGAAACACTGTTTGCCCCGTCATCCCGCCAGCCCCCTTAGCGCCTCGATTGCGCCCTCCCGATCATCCATCACCGGCGGGCTGCCGGGGTTTCCCTTGCGAACAAAGCCGAGCCTGTCAAGGTAGTTGACTACCGCCGCAGTCTGAGCCTTCTTGCCCTTCATGTCCCTGACCGGGGTCATCAGTTCGCCGTCTTTGTATAGGGCGACGTATCGGAACGCTGCGGCGATGTCCACCAGCACCCCGTCAATTTCAACTTTGCCGCCACCGCTCTTTTCGGGCAGGCTACCTCCTGACAGTACCGCCAGAAAAGCGCGCGTGCTATCCGTCCGCAGAGAAGGCATTGCCTGAGCCAGCCGGGTAACTGCGTCGAGTTTCTGTTCATAAGTTTTGGCGTCAACCGTCTTGGCGTAGGCAATCGCCATGATGACAAACACCACGAGCGCCAGCCACGCAAACACAAATCCCGCCCAGGCGAATCCGTTCTGCTCCACGTCCCACCACATGCCGCCGGGGTTAGGTTTGCGGGCGACAAAAAACGTACCCGCGCCGAGTGCAACCATCGCCGCGACGAACAGAAGAATTATCGGGTAGGAGGATTGCTGGTTATCCATGCGCTATGTTCTGGAATTGCTCGATGTACGCTTCTCTGATGATCTCGGCCAATTTGATTTTCGTCTCATCTGGGAGATTGTCGCAAGAAAACGACATCAGGCCGACGTTCGTCGCCCTGGCCCCTATAGGCTTCCCGTTTTCTTCCTTCCATCGAGAAGCTATAAAAGTAACGCCAACTAGCTTGATCTCAGCATTCATATTCATCTCGTCACCCAATTCCCTTTCTGCACAGATCGGCTTCCGCAATTTCAGAAAGCCACCGACTATTCTCGTTCAGGCACGACGTGGCAAAATCTATTTTCCACTGCCACTTTTTGCGCATTGTTTCCGTGCGCGCTCTATCGCGTTTGCGGGTAAACAACTCGACTTCAACGCCAAAAGCGTAGACGTTGAACCGGATAGCCTGCTCGCTTGAACCTTCAGGTCTTACGCCTTTGGGCATGTTTATCTCACTTTTCTCGTGCGTTCCTGCGTTCCCGCGTCCCACATCCCCCGCTTTTGGCACAGGGGGGAGGGAGGGGGCGGGAGGGGGAGGGGGTTATCTGTTTACCAACTCCCTGACGCGCTCCCGGATTGTCTCAATAAAATCAAATGTTTGGCTGCGGTCATCGCCGTAATACCCGTACTCATCGCAAAATGTCGAAAACGACGACCTCCGCCCGTGATCTTGGAGCCACTCCTCGTATGCCGACGCGAGATGCAGGATATAACGAATACGCTCCGGTTTCGCGTCCTTCTCTCTGGCGTCTTCCCGAATTTTCCTGACAACCTGCACCTCATCCGGCGTCAAATCCATTGTTTCCATGATCTACTCTCCATCACAAAAGCCCGCATTTCTGCGCTTGCCGGTATTTGTCGAGGATAACGGTTGCAGAAGTGCGGGCTTTTGAAGGCAAGCGTTACCCTCGACCTATTCAGTATACACCCGTTTCCAGGAATGTCAACTATCAAACTCCGCCACCGGCTTTTTGTCAATCCATGCACCCAGAGCATACAGCAGCTCCAGCGCGCCGACCGGCCCAAGTTTCGGCGGATTGGCGCAACGCGGGCGTCTCGACTTTCGCATTTCAATGCCGATCATAATATGCTGGATGGCTTCACAGATAGCTTGTTTCTGTTCCTGGTCTGCGGTGTAATATACCGCCAGGGCCGGGCGCTCGCTTTTCCCTGCTCGATGGGCGGTGACTAGTTGCCTGTTGATGATCTCGGATTGAGCACTGCGCCAGGCGGTCACTCCGTCTCGCTCCTTCCCGCTGAAGCGCACAGGTATAGCGCCATCAGCGTGGCGAAGTTGAATGCCGCCGCCCAGACCAGCGCCGGAACCCACCCCGGCAGGTGGAGTAACATCGCAATGAGCGCGGCGGGCAGGGTAAGAATGGTCGAGTAGACAAACGCAATCGCCAGGTATACTTCAAACAAATTGCGCGGCTTCGGGGTCTGGTGTTCGTGCGGGGTGCGCTCATACTGGTTTGTGGTGCGGTTGAAGGTGTGTGTCATTTTTGGTCTCCTTTAGTTTTTGTTCTGCGGCCTCGACCGCCTCCGCCCACGTGACCCGCCCGCAGCAGCACAACTGAGTATCGGGTATCGGCAGGCTTCCACGCGTCTCGAAAGTGTGATGATCTTCGCCGCAAAATTGATGGGTGATGACTTCGAGTAGTAGGTTCATCCCGTCACCGCCCTCAACGCCTCTTCTCTCACGATCCTGAACACGCATGGCCCATTCGCTGGGCTGATTACGCGCCACTGGTCGGGGGTGAAGTCCTTGCGAGAGTAGGCAATGAGCCAGGAATCACCATCTGCGGGGTCTATGGTTGTGGCGCGTCCGAGCGGGGCGATTACAAATTGACGGCGGGTCATGGGGTCTCCTTGTCGATGTCGTCCAGCCTCCGCGACAGCTCCGCTCGCCGTTGCTGGTTCTCGTAGTTGTTCGGCGCGCGCTCCAGGGCGTTGAGTTCTTTCCAGATCGGGAATTTGGCGGAGTGGCGCTTGGCGCGTTGCCGGTCGAATGTCTGCCACTTTGCGCATTCGTCTTCGTGCGCCCGCTTCTCGACTGCGTCTGCTATCAGCGCCAGCGGCAACAGGAAGGGCGCGGCGGGGATAAATAGGGCGGCAAATGCGAGATCAACGAGTTTCATTCCAAATACTCCTGCACTCCGGGCATTCCGCCCGATGAGTGCGATATGCCGATAGACCATCTTGATAGTCTTCCCGCCGCTCCACCCGCAGCCGCTTCTGGTCGGCCTCCGATAACCTGCCGTGTATCATCATCGGCGGGAAGGGGGCGATTGATGACATCCACGAGAGATAGAGACGGGCGGCGATTGGGCAGAGATACATGGCGGCTCATCCTGTCGCCCCCGCCATCTCAATCTGCACCCCGCTCGTGCGCTTGCGCGCCAGGGTGATGTATGCAGGGTTGAGTTCGATTCCGACAAAGTTGCGCCGTAATCGGGCGCACACCCGCCCGACCGTAGCAGTTCCGGCGAAGGGGTCAAGGACGAGTTGTGGCACAGGCTCGGCTGGCGGGCAGGCGCAAGATTGACGCCAGCCGGTTGTAGTAGTAAATCCATCCACTCGTCCACCGCCGCTCATTCCGATAGTGCCGGTCTTTTTTGCGCCGTTTCCGCCTTGCGCGTGATATAGGGAATCCGTCTTCGGGCAAGGCTTAGATGTTGCGGCAACTCTCTCCACGACCCGCACCCAGGGTGCGCCGCACGTTGGGCATTGCCCGCGCTCGGACGTTCCCGCCAGGATACACGGCTCGACCAGGGCAGGCGGGAAAGTTGCAAAATGTGCGCCGCTGTAGGGACTGGTGGCGATTGTCCAGACTGTGCGGCGGTTCCTAGTTCTGTCCGGGCGCGTCAACGAATTTCCAACGTGGTCTTTAATCTTAGACCCGTTGCCGCCGTTATCCTGTCCGTCATTCTTGCGCGGCGGACGAAGTTGAAACTCTTTTGTGTCATAGCCAAATTGCCGCGCACGCTCTAGCCCTGACTGTATTTCCCGCGGGTCATCGCATACACCATCTTCCCTCACTGCCTCCGCATCATAATAATACCGCTGGCTCTTGCTCAGCAGGAAGATATACTCATGGCTCTTGGTCGGCCTGTCTGTCACACTCTCCGGCATGGGGTTGGGCTTGTGCCAGATAATATCCGAGCGCAGATACCAGCCGTCAGCTTGCAGGGCGAAGGCAACACGCCAGGGGATACCGAGGAGGTCTTTGGGCTTTAGCCATTCAGGACGCTTTATGCCTTTTATTGCGTTTCTTGACGGCTCATCTAAATTAACTTGCCCCGTTCCCGGAAAGCCTTTTCCCTGTTGTGCAAAATACGAATCTCCAAGATTTATCCACGCCGTCCCATCATCCCGCAGCACCCGCCACACCTCGCGAAACACGGCCACGAGGTTAGCGACGTATGCCTCGGGGGTTGGTTCTAATCCCAACTGCCCATCAATGCCGTAATCGCGCAAGCCGTAGTAGGGCGGTGA